CTTCGCTGAGATCGCCAGGAGCAGGAGACCAAGGGTGAAAATGACGGATACGTCAAGATGACCATCTACATCCGCGAGGATATAGCCGACGCCTTCAGCTCGCTGGTCACCAAGCGCGGTCAGCAGAAAGAATTCGCCAATATCGCCTTTGCAGACTTTGTACAAAAGAAAATCCGTGAGCTCGGACTTGATAAATAAAAATCCTGCGAACGTAAAGAAAAACACACGAAATCGTGTGTTTTTTCTTATTTTACCGACAATTACCATCGAACATATGTGCTTTTGTGTGATAAAATCGAATTGTACCAAAATTATTAATACCTATCCTCCTTACAACGACCACTCAATGCGCACATCCCCGCCATTGATATGTATGCTGTCCACCAGCTGAAAGAGTAGAACCCGTCGACCTCGAATATCCGCATCATTCCATCCGAACGCAACATCACGGAGCACGGACCTCAAACCGTTTACATCGTATTGCTTCGGCACATCCACCCGAACTTCGGGCGCAACCTTCATTCTTTCGGCGTGAGCCTGCCCTATTCTATCAGCGACCTCGGAAACAGATGCAAGTGCGTCGTGCTGGAGCAAGTCCATGAGCCTGTTTATTTCTTCCGTCAGACGCTCAAACTCCCCGGACTTGGGACCAGCGACAGAGCTGCCAGCCATGGCGGCTCTTTTTTTTACAATCTCGTCGACCTGCGTCGGATCGGACGCAAGATGCAGCACCTTCGCCTCCACCATAGCGTCGAGCTCCTCCACGGGAATGTGCGGAGCCATGCACGACGGGTCTTTTATCATCTTCTTGTTCTTTTTCGCGCGGGAGTGGCACGAATATACCACCCTACCATTAGGACGCTTGTGAGGGAAATATCGCGCCCCACAGGACGCGCAGTAAATCAACCCTGTTAGTAGGTAGGCGCTGTCCCCGGAGGCTTCAGCGCGTTTCTGGCGAGCCCTACGAGCCTTCACGCGGCGGTCAACGTCCTCCGGCACGATAGCCGTATGACGCCCCCTGCTCAAAACACCATCGAAATGCACGGTACCGGCATAGAGCGGATTGTCAAGCACGTTCCCGACGGTCGACGTGTGCGACCAATCGCCGTGCTTGGTACGGTACCCATCCATCCGCCGGGAAATCTCCGTGACCGAGAAGCCGTCAGCAAAGAATCCGTAGACCATCCGCACCTGCTCCGCCTCTGCTGCATTCACGACCAATTCACCATCAACGTAGTCGTAGCCGATAGGGTCCGTTCCACCGCCATGCCAGAGCCCCTCTTCGGCGCGCCCGGCGCGTCCCATCAGAGTGCGCTCGGCAATCGTCTCGCGCTCCATTTGGGCGAAGACACTGAGGATGCCCACCATGGCGCGACCGTAGATCGTCGTTGTGTCGAATGATTCCTGCATCGAAACAAAATCCACACCGTTCGCCATGAAGACGTCTTCAATCAGATACAGCGTGTCCTTTTGGGAGCGGGACAGCCTGTCCAGCTTATAGACCAGGATGACATCATACTTCCCGGCGGCAATGCCATCCATCAAATTCACGAGTCCCGGTCTGTCCATGGTAGACCCGGAGTGTCCGGGGTCGACGAACAGCCCAGCGACAACCCACCCTTTGGCCTTGCAATAGGCTATGAGCCGTTCCTTTTGCAACGGGATCGAATACCCCTCATCCTGTTTTGACGTCGAAACCCTTACATATATCGCTACCCTTTTCATGTCCATCATCCTTTTTGCTTTTCGACCATTATCTCATATTTAGCAAAATAGACAGAGCAAAATCCTTGTTTTTGTGCAAAACAGAGAAAACAGAAAAAATGCAGAAAACCCCTTGATTTTCCCCAGAAAAGTGGTAAAATGTAGGCACAGAAGAAACACAGAAAACTCACAGCCCAAACCTGTAAGGAGGTGTAAAACATGAAAAAGCAGCTATACGTCGCATACGGTATCAACTTGAGCACTCTGCGAATGCGCTCCCTGAGCCCAACCGCCAAGCCCATCGCGAAGAGCTGGTTGCACGACTATCAGCTGACATTCCGCGGGCTGCCTTACGGAGCGCAAGCGACTATTGTTCCGGCTCCCGGCTATTCGGTACCGGTCGCCGTGTGGGAAATCACCGAGGACGATGAGAACCGCATGGACTTCTGGGAGAGAATCGACGGCGGCAACTACGAAAAGCAGCACATCGTTGTCGAGGTCGACGGAGAGATGAAAGAGGCTCTCGTCTACATTATGACCCCCAAAGACACCGAGGTTTACGGAATACCGTCCAACTCGCACATGGAGCTCATATTTGACGGATACAAAGACTTCAACTTTGACACAGAAATACTGATTGAAGCCATTGTCCGCGCACATCAAGAATCTATTTTGAAGGAGGCATAGAAATGTCATACAACCAAACGCGCCGAATCGATCCGCAGGGGCGGATTATGATTCCGAGCCACATCCGAAAGGAGCTGAACCTCGAACCCGGCTGCCTTGTGACCGTTGAGCTGGGCAACGACCGAACAATCAAAGTAAAGGTAGCGCAAGCAAGGTGCGCTATTTGCGGAAAGACCATACTCGGAAAGAGTGAATTCAAAATCTGCTCGGAATGCGCTAAGAGCATTGCGAACGCCGAGAAACAGCGAGGAGGAGACCATGGTAACGATTAAGAGAGGGGACCTCCTGGAAGCCACCGAGAAGGTCATAGCCCACCAAGTCAACTGCCAAGGCATAGCCGGAGGGCTTGCGGCGGACATATTCGCCAAGTGGCCTGATGCCGGGAACGACTACCGTCAAATTTGCCAGCGCCTCAACGGTATCGCCCTCGGAATGCCACAGCTCACAGGACAACAGAAAGACGGTCATATCATCGCTAACCTTTACGGACAGTTTAATCCCGGCGCGGACTACCGCCCCAACGCATTGAAAAACGCACTCGAATGCCTCGGAGAACTGGCACGTAAGAGCGGATGGAGCGTAGCCCTTCCGTATAAGCTCTCCTGCGGCGTCTGCGGCGGAGATTGGGAAGAAGTGCTGAGCATCATCGAAGAGACTATGGACGGCGTGGACTGCGTCATTTACCAAAGGGAGTGCGACCAATGATAATCCTGCCCGAGACCCACGAAGCATGGCTCCAAGAACGGAAATTCGGAATCGGAGCATCTGACGCGGCATCCCTGCTCGGAATGAGCAAGTGGAAGACCAATCAGCAGCTCTGGGAAGAGAAAGTCGGACTCCGAGAGTCGGAGGACATCTCCGACAAGCCATACGTACAGTACGGCCACGACGCAGAACCGCACATCCGAGCACTGTTCGCCCTCAACCACCCCGAGCTTGAGGTGAGCTACGAATCGCCCTACAAGATTATTCGGAACGACGAGCACCCGTTCATGTTCTGCACACCAGACGGAGAGCTGAGAGAGCTCCAGACGGGACGGAGGGGCGGGCTTGAGGTCAAGACCACCGAGATTCGGAACCCATCACAATGGGACGACTGGACTGACCGCATCCCCGACCAATATTACTGCCAAGTGATATGGCAGATGATAGCGAGCGGCTGGGAGTTTGTATGGCTTACCGCACTCATCAAATGGTACACGAAGGACGGAGAGCTTCGAATGAACTTCAGAGAATACCCAATCGAGAGGGATGAGGTACTGGAGGACATAAACCACACCAAATCCAAAGGGATCGACTTTTGGAAGTCGGTCGAAACCAAACAAAGACCGGCACTCAAACTGCCGTCTATATAAAATACACAAACAAGGAGAAACCACATGGAACTACGAATTCAACCCTACACCGCGCCCGAGCCGATTCAGTTCAACTACGAAGAGCTGAAGCAAATAATCACCCAGACCTCGGAGCGTTACGCAAACACCGTCTACACAAGCGACCAAATCCCAGAGGCTAAGGCTGACCGCGCAAAACTCAAACGCCTCCAGAAAGCGCTGAACGACGAGCGCATCAATCGCGAGAGGGAATACATGGCAGAGTTCAATGTATTCAAAGGGCAGATTAACGAGATCATCGGCATCATTGACACCGCCGTATCCAACGTCGACGGGCAGGTCAAGGCAAGCGAAGAACGCGACAAGCAGAAAAAGCGCGAAGACATCGAAGCATACTGGCAGGAACAGCTGGAGGCTGGTAAGGTCCCCACCGGCATTATCCTCAAACAGATAGCCAATGAAAAGTGGCTGAACGCCACATTCAAGATGAAGGCTATCCAGACCGAGATAGACGAACGCCTTGAGAAGATCGCCTCCGAGCTTGCGGTGATTGAAAATCTGCCCGCGTATGCCTTTGAAGCAAAAGAGACGTACCTTGACACCCTCGACCTCGG